CCATCGCCAACATCACTTTTTAACTTGGCAATGGCCGACATCAGCCGGTCATACTCACAGCACAGGTGCATAGCTTTATCTGCTCGCGTTTTCAATTCAGCAACTCCAGTTGTTTGACCGGAAGCCCAACGGGCCTGGTCGTGATTTGTGAAACCAGGTCCTTGCGCTTGGCCTTGACGACCAGCAAGCCGAATTCATGCAGGCATTCATTGACGCGGGCTGAGATCGTTGATTTCTGCATCCCCAGCGCCCCGGCCAGTTCGCCGATAGACCAAGACCCGCCGCGCTGCTTGATGAAGCCCACGATGAGGTGGCGTTGAGCGCTCGATAGCCCGGATGCGTCGTGCGCGTGGTGGGCGTTGATTGCTGTTGGTTGCTGGGCGATTTTCATTCGCCGAACTCCTGCAAAAGCGAATCCATCCGCCAGTGCGCGTCATTCCCCATTTTTTTCCACAGAAACAGGGGCGCATGCTGGCCGCGCAGGAAGTCGATTACCTTGCGGTGATATTCCTCAAACTCGCTTTGGTCGGCCTTGGCGTAGCTGATGCTTTTTGGGATAGGGACAACGCCACCACTTGGCCCTGCCGCCCATACAACCCAGCCGGCGCCAATGGAAGTCCACGCTCTGAACATGTCAAAATCATCGAACCGCTCCTGCTGGTCGAACACCGCCGACAGAATCTTGAAATGCCGGCGATGGAACGGACTTGAGCGCGGAATAACAAACTCAATCACCGCGAACTCGCCGGGCTCCAGTTCGGCCAGTCGCTTCCAGATTTTTCGCCAGCCCCGCTTATCGCTGGCGTTCCAGCCATCGAACAAGCCGAACAGGAAGCGGCGTACATGCTCAAGGATCGATTCCGCCGGGAAGGCGTCGGCCGTGCGGATCAGCGTTACCTTCCTCATGCGAACAGCCTCTGTTGTGCAATAGCCGCCTCTACCCGCTGGCAAGACGCATCAAACATGGACTCGTCAATCTCGGTACCGGCAATTTCAAATCCGAGATTGTTTGCGGCGATCAAGCTTGATCCGCTTCCAACGTGAGTATCTAAAATGAGCTGTCCAGGCTTCGCGTATTCAGAAAGCAGCCACTCGTAGAGCGCGACAGGTTTTTGGGTCGGGTGAATGCGTGTTTCGTTGTTTCGCTTGTTTCCGCCGTACTTTCCCTGGTGCATGCCATTCCATACGTACCGGAAAATTCTTGCAGCACGATCCATTGAGCAATAAGCCAGCTCAACGTCAGCAAACGAACTCGCTCCGTTGTCTTTGTCCCAAACAATCCAGCCGGGAGAAGACGAATTAAACCGATCTGCAAAGTGATTGGCGCCCCAAATGATTTGATGGCGAGACACGCGCCGAAGCTGCTCAAAGTAATCAGCATCCGGTACCGACCAAACAGGAAGCGTGTCATAGTGTTTTGCTCTTTGAACGCCAAGACTTGAATACCCTTTCCCGTAATAGCCTGTCTTGTTTGGCCCATCGAAATACGGCGGATCCACAATCGCAAGGTCAAACGCATTGTCTTCAAGGCCGCGCATGTACTCAACGCAATCGCCAAGATGCAGGGTTGCCCTTCCGATGGTTTCAACGTGGCTCACTCGTCACCCCCCGGCGCCAGTCGCATCAGTCGCGGGCAGACATAGAGCGCAAACGCGGCGCTGGCTGCTACCCAAGCAACGCCGGCTAGGCAGATTAGTACGCTGCTCATGCGGCCTCCGAAAACATGTCTTTTTGAGCGTTGACCGCAGCGTCGATGCGTGCCTTGGCGATAGCGAAATAAGCCTCGTCTTTTTCCATGCCAATGAACTGGCGGCCGGCATTTGCACAAGCAACGCCCGTTGTTCCGCTCCCCATACAGTTATCCATCACCACATCACCAGGATTCGTGTACGTAGCAATCAGCCACTCCATAAGCGCTAGCGGTTTTTGTGTCGGGTGGAGGGACAATCTCTGCTTATCGCTGGGAAACGTCAGTACGCTGCGTGGGTAGCGCTCAGTAGAGTCGTAGGTCAAACCGTCTAACTTCTGCGCGCCATAAACCGGAGTTGTATCACCCCGCTTTACTGCCGTCTTTCTCAAGTGGCCTCTAGTTTTCTGCGGGTTGTAGGTCGGCAACCTGTCATAGAAAACGAGTATGTTTTCGTGCGCCTTCATCGGCATACGCTTGGCGTTAAGGTGTCCGGTCGCGCTCGACTTCTCCCAAACCAACTCATAGCGCAGCCACGGAAGGTTGCTACAGCCAAGAACCTTGTCAAACGGCGTCTGCGCAAACAGCACAATCGCCGCTCCGGGCTTGGCAATGCGCCTGTACTCGCTCCACAGAGGAACAAGCGGAATTACCGTATCCCACTTGCAATTCGTGGTGCCATACGGCAGGTCGCACAAAATCATATCGACCGAACCGGACGGGATTTCTTTCATCAGATCCAGGCAGTCGCCGTGCATTAGCTGGCTGCTCATTTCACCCTCGCTTTCCCGGCCTGAACCACCTTGGCCTTAACCTGTTGAGCGAACGCATCGCCCTGCGTTTCGCGCATGTAGCGCAGTTGGTTTGCCTGCTCTGATCTCGATAGCTGCATACCGATGATTTCGACGGCCTGGGCCATAGTCGGCAGCTTTGCGGTTGATTGATTGCTGGTCATTAGGCAATCTCACCATTCGTATCGAATAAATTACCTTGCTTTGCCAACCAAGTTTTGGCTTCAGCATTCGCAAGTGCTTCTGCTTTTTCGCGTGGAATGCCGCCTTCAAATTCCATGATTGCGGCGCGGCGCTCAAATACCTCGCGCATACCTTCGGCTAAAAATTCGCTGATGTGTTTCATACGGATTTCCGGTAGCGGTTACGAATCTCATCGGCTTTTTCAGCAAAGAACGCGTCCCATGCGGCGAATCGTCTTTTCGGGCAATCAATGGCGGCCTTGTTGTACGAACCATCCGTCAGGCGAATCTCAAACTCTGCCCGTAACAGATCAGGGCCGTCAGCCAGCTCGAATTTGCGGAGAATCCCCCGGAAACCCAGCGCAACCATTTCATCAGGATCACCGGGGACGCCTTCAAGCTGCGCCTTGGTCATTTCTCCGCTCTCGATAGCGTCTTTGGCCCACAGGTCAAAATTTTCTTTGAATTGCTTGGTAACGGTCACAGTTGCCATGTCAAAACTCCACTACTTCAACGGCAGCGCCGGCTGGCTGGTAGCACTTGGCGTGGTCGTTCATTGATTCGAGAAATTGCCCAGATTGCGGGTCAAACCAGAATTGCAAAGCGCCGTTCCACCCCGAGCCGTTGCGTTGCGATTCGCAGGTCAGGATTGCGTCAGGCTCATGGCCCTTGCTCTGGTCGCCGGCGCTCATTGCCTTGTGTTTCGGCTTGTTGCGCCAGACCGTGAATACGTTCTCGGCCATGTCGCCGATTTCGCTGGTGCCTTTAACGTCATGCAGTCCAGGCGGGGCATCGTCACTGCTGCCTTTGCGGGCATGGGCAACCAGATGGATATGCGGGCCGCACTGGTGGGCGACTGATTGAAGCTTATCTACGAACAACTTTTGCTTGCTGTAGTCGTCAGAGCCGACTCCGATACCGCACTTCATCAGTGAATCAATCACGATGTGCTGTACGCCATAGGTCGCTACGGCATAGCGGCATAGGGCAACAACGTTGTCAGCTTTCAGCGCGCCCTGATGGTCGAACAACCACAGCCGGGATTTGGCGTAGTCGAACCAGTCATTCACGAAGGATTCAGGCGGCCGGCTTGAGCCTGATTCCTGCCGGCATTTGCGGGCGAGCACTTCCTCAGGCTTGAATTCCGGGGAGATGATCAGAACCTTGTTGTTCAGGCGCATCGTGTGCAGCATGACCTGAGAGAGCATTTGGCTTTTGCCGTGCCCCTTGTAGCCAGACCAGATGGACAGCTCACCCGGGCGAAGCTCGATCAAGTCCCGGGTCTTCAGCCACGGCATCGGCACACCGACTGCGCCGCCCTTGTGGTTCAGGACGTCAAGCGTGCGCTTCTTGAAACGGTCGGCAGCGCGTACTTGATGGACGTTCTCCGGCTCGGTGAATTGCGACAGGTCAATATCGGATTCGATGAGGTTCATTTCCATCCCCTCGCCGGGGCCCAACTGGCCAGCGTGTTACCTGCACACACCGCCAGATGCTTCGGGCGAACTGGAATCAACGCCTTGGCAATGGCGCGGATTTCATCGCTCATTTCGTCGGCAACAATCGACACGTCACATCCACCCAAACGGGCGAAGGTGTCCGGCGTGATCTCGTCGCCATCGTCAAGCGTCAGGTTGCAGAAGCTGACGGCGTGCGGGCGGTATAAATTCGGATTGCGGCCAGTCGTGAAAATACGGATTGGCAGGTCAAGCGAGGCTTTTTCGATTGCGGTCAGGAAGTCGAGGCCGGTCATAGCGCACCCCGCATGAATTCCGGTAGGACGTAGGCGGCCGGCTTCCCAGATTCAACCTCGTCCGCCCAGTGCTTTCCCTTGATCCATCGCTCAGGGTCTTTGCGGAACCTCTCCTCGGTCGCTTCGCACACCAAGCCAGCAGCAGCTACAATGATTTTGGTCAGTTCGGCATCCGGGGATATTTTTTTCCATTCCCGAATTGCTGCCTCTTTCCCCTTTTTCTTCCCGTAAGCCTCCCAAAACTCACTAAAGCCGTCAGGCGGATTCGGTGGAGTGTTTACTTCCCTTCCCTTCCCTTCCTTCCTACCTGAGCGTGCATCCACCGTCACTATCTCGTCAGTGACGCGTGACGACGCGTCAATTCCTTTTTGGGGGGGAGGGGGGGGTAAAGAGCTAGCCTTTTCTCTCGGGTTTATGTGCTGGTGATCCTTGAATGACGGGATGACTGCCAGTGAATCACCGTACAGTGACACAAGGCCACGCGTCACTAACGCGTCACACATTGATTCAATGTCGAACTCGTCGGCCGGGAAATAGCGCATCTTAAAAGTTTTTGGCTTCCAGGCCAGTCGCCCTTCTTTGTCGGCCTCGCACCACAGGGCGATATAAAGAAGTCGTGCCATTGGCTCAAGTTCAACGATGTCTTCTGAGGTAAAAAACTCCGGCTTTATCGTTCTGATTCTTGCCATTCAAATCTCCATCGGCGAGCGACTCCCGGTGTGAGAATTGGCCGGAAGGCGACACCTGTTACGGGTGTAAAACGGCATCCTGGAGCCGCTCCCGATGGAGACTTGCTGGATGCCTTCTATTGCTGGCCTCTCACAGCCATTACTACAACCGGATAACTACCGGCTTTTGCTGATCAATTCTCAGCAGTTGTTAATTTACCGTACTCCATCTGTTTATGGCAACAATTTCGTGCAAAAAAATATTTCGTTTTTTGTTGCAAATTGATTGATTGATGCGAGTAATTAGCCTATCATTCTTCATAAGGGATGCGTTCTGCATCGCTGTCGATAACGGAGATCGATGATATGAAACGAATCAAGCGAATCATTCTGCTGTTCCAGCTTTACGCGCTGGACATCACGATCAGCGGCCAGGGCGAATGCCTGGAATGCGTGTCTGATCCAGTCCTTCACTTCCGCATAACCATCGCCCGCAGCAACGCCCGCACCGAGCGCGCCCGGCTGCGCGGCGAGTACAACGCCCTGCTGCCGGTTGGCCGTCGCGTTACGTGGAGCATGGCATGATCGCCGCAAAGCACACGCCCGGCCCGTGGAATGCTTTCAATGCATCCTGGAGTGAAACATTTATAAACGCTCCGGGGTTCGATCATGGCATCTGCTGCCTGGACATCAACCATGCCACGGAAGAATCGCAAGAGGCAGACGAGGCGCTGATGGCAGCAAACGCCCGCCTGATCGCCGCCGCTCCTGATTTGCTTGATGCTTGCAGAAAGGCGCTGTACGCGATCAAAGGTCGTGAGCATGACCAGTTTATTCGTGATGCCATCGCCAAGGCCACCGGAGAGCAATCATGAACAATAACCCAACAGGATCAACCAGCAATGACGACCTGATCGCCTCGCTGGTCATCGTTGTCTCATGCGCCGTAATTGTTGTCGGGTGGGTTTGGACCATGGTTTTGCTGTGGGAGATGACGAAATGACTATCTGCACCCATACCGTCGATTGCGGCCCACTCGGCGAAGTTGAATTGACTGTCAGCTACAAGTACCGGCCAGCAGTCAAAGGTTTCGGCAATGAGCCAGACCACGCCGCCAGTGCGACGATTTACTGGATCAAGCTCGGCGGCGTCGATGGCGTCGAGGTCAATGTCGCTGACGGCTACATCAACGACGAGATCATCCCGGCCTGCGTCGAGGACTGGAACGCCGAACGTGAAGTTGCGCGGGAAGCCTACGCCGATGCAGTCCGCCAGGAAATGCGCCAGCACCTTGCACTGAAAGAAGCGGCATGAACTGGGAAATCTATTTGAAGGAAAAAGCACACGCCAAGACCGGCCGTAAAAAAGTGGCCTACGTCAGCAACGTTGAGACAGTCGATCGGGCTATCGAAATCGCCCTGAAACGGGCAGAAAACCAAGCGTTTGTGCTGGATGGAACACCAAGGAGAGCAGCATGAGTAACGATTATGAAGAAGGCCGCGAAGTTGCCGGCATGAGCGTCGAGGGTGGTACGGTTGCCTTGTTGAACCGTTCTGAAATTGACATGCAGGTATCAACTGCCCACAAGTTTCCGCGTTCGATCAAGCGTTTCCGCCAGGAGGCGCTGGCTATGGTCACGCTGAACGAGTCGGTCGCTGAGTCCTGCATCTATGCTCTTCCCCGCAGCGGCAAGACGATTGAAGGCCCGAGCGCCCGATTTGCCGAAGTCGTCGCCTCGGCCTGGGGAAACTGCCGAGCCGGTGCCCGCGTTGTTTCGGATGCTGGCGACTTCATCACGGCGCAAGGCGTGTTCCATGACCTTGAGCGCAACGTCGCAATCACCTACGAGGTGCAGCGCCGCATCACCAACAACAAAGGCCAGCGCTTCAATGCCGACATGATCGGCGTCACCGGCAACGCCGCATCGTCCATCGCCCTGCGTAATGCCATCCTAAAGGGCGTGCCGAAAGCCTTCTGGGACGACATGTACCAAGCGGCCCGCGCCACCGTCATGGGTGATTTCCAGACGCTGGCCAATCGCCGCGCCGAAGCACTGAAGGCATTCATTTCCCTCGGCGTCAGCAATGCGCAGGTATTCGCCAAACTCGGTGTCGCCGGCATTGAAGACATCGGCCTTGAGCATCTGGTTGTGCTGCGCGGCATGATCACCGCCATCAAGGACGGCGACACCACGCCCGAGCAGGCGTTCGCACCGGAAGATGGCACCAATCCAGCCGGCCAGGCGCAAGCAAAAGAGCCAGCCGAGCCCGCTGTTCTTCCTGAAATGCCGGCCGACAAGTTCGCTACCGAGTTGGTCAAGTGGCGCAAGGCCGTCACCGGAAAGGCGCTCACGCCAGCCCAGATCATCAGCACCACCCTGACCAAGTACGTCCTTACCGACAACCAGAAGCTGGCCATTGAAGACCTGGCCGTCAATTACGGAGAATGATCATGATCATCCATGAAGTGAAACAAGGCTCACCGGAATGGCACGACCTGCGTGCCACCACCCGCAACGCCAGCGAAGCGCCTGCCATGATGGGCGCCAGTCGCTACAAGTCCCGCCCGGCGCTGATCTCCGAGAAGGCGACCGGCATCATTCCTGAAATCGATGCCGCAACGCAGCGCCGCTTTGATGCTGGCCACGAAACAGAAGCCAAGGCCCGCGCCATCCTTGAGGAAATGCTCGGCGAAGACCTCTATCCGCTGGTTGCCACCGACGACGAGGTTTATCTGCTGGCTAGTTCGGACGGTTCGGACATGTGCCGTACCTTCGGCTTTGAACACAAGCTCTGGAATTCCGACATCGCCGACCAGGTGGCGGCCGGCGAAGTTCCTGAGTCGCACAAGTGGCAGCTTGACCAGCAAATAGCCGTGTTCGGCTTCGAGAAGATCATCTTCGTCTGCTCGGACGGCACACCGGATAACTTCGTATCCTGCGAGTACCGGACTACCCCGGAGCGCATTGCGCAACTGCGGGCTGGTTGGGCGCAGTTTGATGAAGACGTAGCCAACTATCAGCCGGCAGTCATCGAAGCCAAGCCGATCCTGCACGCCAACCCGATCGACAACCTGCCGGCGCTGTTCATCGAAGTGACCGGCCGCGTCACGGCCAGCAACCTTGTTGAATTCAAGGCAGCCGCAACGGCGGTTATTTCCAGCATCAAGACAGAACTCGTCACCGATCAGGATTTTGTCGACGCCACGGCCGCCGTAAAGTATCTGAAGGATGTCGAGGACAGCGCCAAGCGCGCCAAGCAGAACGCCCTTGACCAGACGGCCAGCATTGCCGAACTGCATCGCGCCCTGGATGAAGTTGCTGGCATGGCGGCCACGGTGCGCAAGTCGCTCGATAAGAAAATCACCGAAGAGAAGGAAACCCGCAAGGAAGAAATCGTGCTGAAAGCACGCAGCGAACTGTTCGAGCATTGCCGCAAACTGAACGAACGCATCAACAATTTTATGCCGCCCGTGACGGCTGACTTTGCCGGTGCCATCAAGGGGCTGCGTTCGCTTGACAGCATGAACGAGAAAGTCGGCAACGTGCTGCGCGAAGCTCAATACCAGACCAGCCAGACCGCCGACCGCATCGAAGCCAACATCAAATCGCTGGAAGAGAGCAGTAGCCAAAGCTGGCGCTTCCTGTTCCCGGACCTGATGGCCGTATGCAACAAAGCAGCCGACGATTTCGCCGCTCTGCTTGCTGCACGCAAAGCAAGCCATGCAGCGGCCGAGTCAGCCCGCATCGAGAAGATACGCGCCGAAGAGAAAGCCAAGGCCGAAGCGGCAGCAGCCGCCAAGGTTGCAGAAGAAGCGCGCATTGCCAAGGCCGAAGCTGACGCCAAGGCAGCGACCGAGAAAGCCAAAGCAAACCGGATCGCCGCCGAGGAAATCCGCAGGATTGACGAGCAGCGCAAGGCCCAAGCAATGGAGCGCGCCAAGCAGCTTGCCGAAGAAACCAAGGCCGCCATGCCAGTCGAGGCGCAGAAACAAACAGTTGAAGACCATACCGAGCAACCGCTCGCATTGGTCGATCAACTTCCTGACGCCACGAAAATGATAGACGACCGCAGCGGCCCGCGCATCACCTCACTGCGCATTCAGATTTCGGACGAGCTTGGAAAGATGAATGTCTTTGAGCTTGGCAATGTTTTGGCCTACTGCCAAGCGTTGCCGTTGAAAAACAAGCTGGCGGCTTAAATGAACGACAAAGAAAAAATTAATCTGTTGCGCGAAGCCCTACGGGAAATCGCCGCATTAACAGACAACGCAGCAGTCAAGATGATTGCCATCAACGCGGATAAAGAGAGTCGCAAGCCACTCGCCAAGAAGGCCGCGTAACGATCAATGGGGCTGTGGCAATAGCCGAGCCGGGTTGTATCGACCGGCCTCCCCTCCCGTTTTACCCGTAGCACAAACCACTACACAGGATTAAAAATGAAAATCAAGTTTCAAGCAATTTTGACAGCAGAATTAGCCCTTGAGGCCGTGAAGCAAGACGGCTATGCCTTGCGGTACGTCAAGGATCAGACCGAGGCAGTCGCCCTTGAGGCCGTGAAGCAAGACGGCTATGCCTTGCAGTATGTCAAGGATCAGACCGAGGCAGTCGCCCTTGATGCCGTGAAGCGCAACGGCAATGCCTTGCAGTATGTCAAGGATCAGACCGAGGCAGTCGCCCTTGAGGCCGTGAAGCAAGACGGCTATGCCTTGCGGTACGTCAAGGATCAGACCGAGGCAGTCGCCCTTGAGGCCGTGAAGCGCAACGGCGATGCCTTGCAGTATGTCAAGGATCAGACCGAGGCAGTCGCCCTTGAGGCCGTGAAGCAAGACGGCTATG